TACGACTAACGGCAATGACTGGGGTGATGGCGTTAACTGGTGCAACCTGATTGATGGTCACAATCGCATTGCCACTGGCCGGTAGTGCGCCAGTCATACCGTAGACGTTGACGCCGAAGGTGAGGGGCGCGGCTGGGGCGCCGCCACCAGAACCGCGCAGTATCCGAGCCACATAGTTAAACGGTAGTGGGGACATGGCTTAGGCCCCGCTCACACCGTAGCCATCGGACTCCGCGTACGGCTGCACCAGGAACCCGCCCCGGTTGTTGGCCCGGCTGCGCGTCAGTGTGGTGGTTGCCCCGTTGATCTGTGCACCACCGCTCACCGCAATGCTCACGTCGCCAGAGGCTGGGGGGATGAGGATCACGTTGGGCCGAGGGCTCAGGCCCGCGGGAATGGTCATCGTGAGCGCTGCACTCGCGGCAAACACCGCGCCGTCGTCTTCGGCCTGCAGCGTGAAGCTGGCAGCAACTGGCACCGGGGCGCCAGGATCACCACCTGCCGGGACTCGGGCGCCTGCCATGCTGCGCTCTTGTCCATTCATATCGACGTACCCGACCAAGCGGCCGGAGGGCGTGTCCACCAAGAAGGGGATAGTGGAATCGGTTGTTGTGGACATTGCTGTTTCCTTGTTTAGTTGCGACGGCGGCGACGGACGAGTTGAGAAAAGCCAGATACGACGGTGGACACGAGGGAGGTCCACCAGCGTCTGCGGAGAAGCATGGACATGCTGGTTACTCCCAATAGCTGTCGAAGACTGCCGTGATGGTGATTGCACCCGTGGTTGTCACCGTGCCGAGGTTTCGCGCAACGATGGCAACGAACTCGCCGGGGCGCACCACGATGGGGTTTGCCAGCGTTAGGGTTGCGCCTGTTCCCAAAGCGCCCACCGCTGCGGTTGCTGCGTAGGACTCCATGCCAATCGGAGCGATGCGCGGCATATGTGTTGTGTTGTTCGCAAAACTGGCAGTCTCGCCAGTCGCAAGCGACACGTTGGTGTGTCCAAAGGCCACTGCATAAGCGTAGATCACCGGTCCACCAGCGAGAACAACAGATACCGCGCCCTGCACCTTCACACCTGTAATCACTAGGTTTCGGCCCGCGATGTTGATGGTTGGGGCTGGGTTCTGGTAGCTGAAAACTATACCGTCAGAGTTGGCTGCCAAGGTTGGCAACACGGCTGCGATCCCGCCCAAGCCGACGAATGCCGCCGCTGTGTTTGTCAGTGCTACGGCAGTGGGCGCTGCGTTGTTGCCCCACAGCGTTGTCTTGCCTTGTGTGTGCCCGTTCTGGCCTACAAAGCCAGACTTACCAGCCAGCGAGCGCGCAACGCCCCAGTCCTTGCCCGTCTGAATGTCCATCTGGCTTACTGTGAGATCAGACACGCGCATGGTGTTGGTGTTTGACACCGCGCCAGTGCAGAGCTTCTGCATGAAGACCGGCAAAGAACCTTGCATGAACGGTTGGCCTACGCCTTGTGGAATCGGTACAGAAGCCAGTAGCTCGTCGTCTTTCCATACGCCGATAGCGTCATTGCCCAAAACGATGCAGTAGTGATACAGCGAGCCGAGCGACAAAGCGTTGTTCAACTCCAGCACCGCGCTTGGCGTGTTGTTGCCGTTGTAGCGCTGGTTGAGTACCAGGCCTGCACTTGAGAATTGCAGCCATACACCATCTGTTGGCTCTACGCCTGCGGTAGTGACGTTGCCCAATCCGCACAAGAACTGCTCGTTCGCTACCAGCGCAGCGGTGAACTGCCCCAAGTGAAACTCAACGGCCAGCGGTGAGGCACCGTAGAGCGGCATGTATTGAAAACTGCGAACGAATGCGCCATGTCCTGCGGCTGTACCTTGAACTGTTCCAAAGTTCAGAGTGCCTGCACCCGGCAGCGAAGCTGTCATGGTGCCGAAGGTGTAGCTCCACTTGGTTGTGTTCTGAGCCACCCCGTTGAAATTGTCATCCAGGATGATGGTGTCCATGCCCACGCGCAAGCGGTAGTCGGGCGAAGTCTCGGGAGACTTGAGGTACGGTGTGCCGGTTTTGGCCCCGGCATCGTTCTCCGAGAACATGCGGAACGAACCGACATTTCCGGGATTTGCTGCTGCGTCCGTTTCGGCGACGACCTTGAGTTGCCGTGAAGCGTTTACGTCTGCGCCCGTGCCGCTGACGGCGCCGACAATTTGTGAGTCCATTGGCATGGTGTATTCCTTAGTCAGCCCAAACGTATCGACCAGCGAACTGGCCCTGCATCTTGTGCTCTGAACGAGCGTAGACAGTGAAAGAGGTGCCCACCGGGGCCGCGCAGGTCAGGCTCATAAACAGCGCGGCATAGGTGGCATCGTTGACGGTGTGATCACCAGAAGCCTCGGCCATCAGGAACGCCTCGACCGGGGTGGTGGGGGATATGCCCACCTGCCCGGTAATGGTGACGCTGGCCTCGTTGGAGCCAGGAAAGGCCCCGAAGTCCAGCGTGAACGTCCCTACACCGCTTGCCACCGGTTACCCCGCCAGCTTGGCCAGATATGCGCGAGCCTTCTCTGCGCGTGCTTCCAGATCCACCACCTCGGCCAGCTTGGCATCTACCGCAACCTGTGCAGTGGCCAGCTCCTGCTCTACCTGGTTGCGCTTGGCGCTGAATGCTTCCTGCGCGGCAGCGGTGAGTGCTACCGACTCCGCAGCGATGCTCTTGGCCTTGGCGTGGGCGGCATCGACGATGTTCTCGGCCGTGGCTTTTGCGTCTGCGGTCACCTTCTTGGCAGCCGCACGGGCCTCAGTTGCCTCGGCCTTGGCAGCAGCCAGTTCAGCCTTGACCCCAGCCAGTTCGGCCTGCAGTTTGGGCAGCGCGGCCTCAACCTCGGCCTTTGTCTGCACAGCGCTACCAGCCAGCTCCAACGCCTTGGCTACTGTGTCGAACGCCTGGAACCCGCGCAGCAGTTTGCGTGCGTCGTCGGCCGCTTGGATAAATTCGTTGCTCATCGCGTAGCCCCTTTAAGAAACATGTCCACCGTGATGCTGGTCGTGCCGTCGCCTGCCGTCACCCGTGGGCGCACGTAGCGCACCAGCTCGGAGATGGCCTCGATCTTGGGCGTGGTGAAGTCCAGCGCATTGCCCTGCGGATCTGTCAGCGGTGCGTAGTCCGTGCCGTTGATAGAGCCCTCAATGCGCAAGTTGCCACCCACGCCAAAGACACCAGTGATCTGGACAGAGCGGTCGGCAAAGTTGCCAAGCTCCACGGGCGTACCCACTTCACCGTTGGGCATGGCCGCCCAGGTGGCGATCACGCAGGTGTGGTGCAGTGACTCAGGGATTAGCTTGGTGTGTTGGATAGGCATAGCTCAGACTCCTAGGTGGTGTAGCCGGTGAGCGCTTGCATGATGTCGTTGCCAGCGTTCCCGGTCGGGGTTTGTACGGTGCCCAGCTTCTGGGCTGCTCCAGCCATTTGCTCGGCCTGCTCGGCTTGGGCTGCTTGGGCTTGGGCTTGTGCGCGGGCCTCGCGGATCTTGGCCACCTTGTCAGCAGGCACCACCATCTCGGGGTTCACGCCCAGCATGTCGACATACTCATCGGCCCACTTGTCGGCATCGAACTTGTCCAGCACGTCAGGCTTGAACTGCGCAACTTGGCCCAGATTGAGCAGAAAGCGGTCCACGCTGTTGGTGGCCACGGCACGCTGGGCCTGGGCGAACACGCTCACAAATTCAACGTTCAGCTCCATACCCTGCATCTCTTCGGGTGCAGGTGGCAAGATCCCGGCCTCGCTCATGTACTCGAATGTCAGCTCAATCAGCGGGCCGTGCAGCTCACCCTGCAGCCGGCCACCCACTGGGCCCAGCAGCAACATCTTCTCTTCGTTGCGCATGGCGGCCTCGGTGGCCGTCAGCCGGGTGTCTGTGTTGCCCGAGAGCATCAGGAACACGTTGGCAAAGAACCGCGCACGGATACGCTCGCGCACATCCTGAATGTCAGCCAGCAAGTGGTTCAGATCCAGCCGCACATCGAACAGGTTTCTGATCCCGTTGCTTGCACCCACCTGATCCACGTAGGTCACGCCACCAGGCAGGGTGTCGATCTCGCGCCCCTTCATGCTGGCCGGTGCCTGCGTTGGGGGCTTGGTCATGTAGTCAATGCCCTGAGCCTTGCGCAGTTGCTCATGCTGGAGCTGCTTGATGTCGCCCAAGGCAGACATGGCCGGGCTGTTGCCGTAGATGTTGCCGCTGCGCACGATCCAGCGCGGGATCAGACAGGGGAACCGCTTGTACCCACCCTCGCGCAGCACCTTCGCGGAGTTGTCGCCCAGCTCAAAGTAGACCGAAGACCACGGCATGTTCTTGGAGTCGATCTTGCTGGTGTCACGGTTGGAGCGTGGTTCGATGGCATGCAGCACGGTGACCCACTGGTCAAGACGCCCGGCAATGTGGGCGTTGCGCACCAGCTCGCTCACGTTCTCGATGCCGAACTCGTCCACCACCTGGGCCACTGTCATCTGGAACTCGCGGTACAGCGTGTTCGGGTCGCCCTTGTGATCCGTGGCAATAGCGAACTCACCCACGGTCAGGACGTGGTGGTGGATCACGTTCTTGAAGTCGGGCAGCAGGACAGATGCCGCAGTGCCAAAGGCGCCCAGCTCTTCGTACATGGTGGACATGGCCAGATAGGTGTTCGACTTTTGGAACACCATCTGCATCAGGCGGGTAACGTCAGACAGCCACATCTTCACGGCTGCAGCCTCGTCCAGCTCGGGGTTGCCGGTGGTCATGCGGAACCATGGGCGTGCAGGGCTGGCCATGATGGACTGAGAGCCTGCGGTCAGGATGTCCAAGGCATCGGTGCCGGTGGAGTCCAGAATGCTGTTGTGCTTCTTTTGGCCCTTGTTGCGGTCCTCAAGGAAGAACCGGCCAGAGCGCGGCAGCAGATACTCGCTGATCTCCTGCCAGTGCGGCATCCAGGTAGACCGCTCGTTCTTGAGGTCTTCCCAGCGCTTGCGGTATTTGTTCTGTTCGGACATGCGTTAACCGCCGAGCAGGGTTTTCTTGCCGAGTAGCAGGGATGTGGGGTCCACACCAGTGGGCCCGGTGAGCATCGTGCCACCTGCTCCACCCTTGGCATCCAAGGCGTTGGCAGAGTTCATGCGCCCGATGTCAGCGGTGCGTGCGTTGGCCTTGTTGTTGGCCTGATCAGCCAGATCCGCCTGCTTGGTTGCAGCAGCCTTGGCAGTGTTGTTTGCATCCTCTTGCGATTTACGTGCCTTTTCACCCTGGTCGTATTGCATACCAAGGCCCAAGCCGCCCAGAACAAGCGTAGCGGTTACAGGATCGCACATAAAACACCCCTATCGGTTCAAGTCATAGGGATCATGCTCACGCCTTGAGCTGCTACGCGCACCGCTAAACAGCTTTTGCAGCTCGTCCTGTGGTGAGAGCTTGGATACGGGGAACGCAAAGGTCAGCGCCAGAGCATCGGCCAAGTCAGGGCTGCCAGAGTCAGGCAGTCGCTTGCGAATGTCGTCCTTGGACTCCAGCACGATCCGGTTTGCCGCGTCGTACTTGTAGGTGGGTGTCGCCAGCTCCAGCTTGAGCGCGTTGTCGTTGGGGATCATCCCGCCCGACTTCACCCACTCAGCCAGCAGGTGCCACATCTCGGTGCGCTTGTTGTTGTACCGGTCATCACTGGCCTTGCCGCCAAAGTTCACCTCAACCACATCGTGGCCAAGCTGCCTGAGTCGGTCAATCACCCCAGATCCAGCGCCCGCGTCAATGAACACCGCGTCTGGCTTCCAGTCTTCCATGGTTGCAGCCACCCGCCCAGCCAGATCCATGTTGTCAATGCCACGGAACACGGCAGGGGCAAAGGCCGCCAACCCCTGCCGCTTGAAGATCACACTGCGGTCGTTGCCAAACCGCGCAGGGTCCACGCCCAGGATGCGCGGGGCATAGTCCATAGCCTTGGGTCCATAGACCCGCCTTGCAGCCTCTTCCGCATCGGTCAGGCTCAGGAGCTGGTCATCACCTGCGGCCGAGAAGTCACACAGGAACTCACGGGCAAAGGCAGTATCAGCCATCACCCTGCGCAGCCGCTCTATTTCCGTTGAATCCAGAGCATCAGTGTCGTAGACCGTATAGCGTGCATGCGCCCAATCAGGCTCAGATTGCGCCATGAAGTACAGGCTGCTGAACAGGTTGATACCCTTTGGCGTACCAATGAACCACGCCCAGCCCAGCCGGTCGGCCAGAGCCGGCTGCACAATGTCATCCCACACATCGGGCTTGATCTGGGCCACCTCGTCAATCACCACGCCATCCAAGCGCACGCCACGCATGGCATCTGGGTTGTCAGCGCCAAAGATCCGTATCACCGCCCCGTTGTGCGGAAAGCGCACCAGCAGATCCACCTCGCTGATCTCGATGTGGCCAAACGGTACCAGGGGTGCCACCATCTGCTTCAAACGGGCCCAGGCAATGGCCTTAGCCTGCTTCAGGTAGGGCGCAACGTAGAAGTACAGGGGTAGGTCTAGCTTGTTCTTGAGAGCCGCGTCCAGCAGCTTCTTGAGCGCGATCTCCGTCTTGCCAGCCCGTCGGTGCAGGGCCAAGACCACAAAGCGCTTGCCCATGGCCAGCTTGGCACACTCGCTCTGCCACTGGCGCATGGCAAAGCCGAAGCGAATGGCCGGGTTGGGGGCGCTCATCCGGGGAACTCAGACACGATGGTGAGCTGGCCCTGAATCGTGCTGTTGCTGGTCACGTTGGCCAGCTTGGCATGCACGTAAGGGGCTGCAGCCTTGGCGGCCTCGAATCTGCGATCCATCAATGCGGCCCGCTGGCCCTCGGTCATCTCTTCGGTAGGCTCCTGCCGCATCGCATTGAGCAGGAACTCCAAGGGCGTGAGTTCACCACTGAGAATCGCCTGATTCGCAATGGTTCGAGCCTTCTTGGTGACGGCTCCCGGCTTGCGCCCGGCACCGGGGCGTTTGCCGCCCTTTGCTGCTGTCATCTGATTTGCCTTTGATTCAATTCGATAAATCAAAGGTAATCAAACGAAATCAAACTACGCGCACCTACCGCCGCCGATAGGCCAGAATGTCCCGGATCGTGCGGATCGGCATCTCCATCTTGTCCGAAAGCCTGCGGTATCCAAGGCCCTGCTCGTGGAGCTGCCTGACCAGCTCCACCTCACGGTCGGTGTACTTGGCGTTGTGGTGGTTCTCCCCCACCCGCTTGAGCCGTATCCGTTGTTTGACCATTTTGGTATCCTTCACAAATAAATTTAGTAGGGGGAAGCGTGGGAACTTTATTCAGCAGCCTGGTTCAAGCAGCGGTAATGGGCGCCATGTTCAGCGCCATCCCGTACTTCATCCTCAAACGACAAGTTCCCTTCTGGCGCCTGGTAGCCATGTTCGTCGTCAGCCAGCTCGTCCTAACGATGCTGATCCCCTCGTCAGGCAACCCCGGCGATGATTGGCCACAGGCAATAGTCGGCCCCGTGCTCTTGGCGTACCTGGCTGGGCGCTTCTGGCTCACCCGCCCACCTCAGCCTTAAACCGCCCCGGAAACCTGAGCCGCCCCAAGCGCTCGGCTTCCTCGATAGCCCTGAGCCTTTGGAGCGGGTCTTTGATGGCCGCAGCTCGCACCAGGGCCTGCCGAATGTCAAAGGGCAAGGCCATGCTCACCGGGGCGTTGTTTGCAGAATTTTGCGTATTCGTCATGGGTTCACCTGTTTGTAAAAATTTGCAGATTGACCGCTGCCACACTTGCCACAACTGCCACACTCCTTAAAGAGTCGTGTGGCGTTTGTGGTATGTGGGGAACCACAAACGCGCCACTTGTGGCAAGTTGTGGTATTTGTGGATGTAAAAATTTGCACGTTTAACCTGCTTTGTTTTGCACAATCGCTGCGCGCCAGCGCTTGGTGACCTCGGCAGGTGTCAGCTTGTGCTCGTCACAGTGCTTGCGCCCGAAAGATTCGCTCACGCCGCTGGTGGGTGTTGAAACCGTAAAAGGCGCCCCGCAAACCACACAAGGGCTGTGCCACACCGCTATCTCGGTGTGGGTTTTGTCCTTACGTTCGTAAGGGATGTTGGCCAGCCACCAGAAGGTGCGGCCATCCTTTGTGATGTGGTCGTTCATAGCACTTGCACCTCACCGCCCACGGTAGAGATCCGATTGGCAGACACCAAAGCCTCAAGCCCACGGATCACTAGCTCGCGCCGACGGTCACGCTTGGCGTCCTCATCCCTGGGCATCTGGTTCACCGAGGCGTCGATCAACTGGTTGGTGGTGACCGTGCCGGGCAAGTCGGTCAGCTCGATGGCCGTCTTGAGCACCACTGCGCCGATGTAGACAAGATTCCATAGCGCTGATTGAACCTGCCCCTGCAATAGCTTGGTGTCTGCCTGTATGTCTCCCCGGTACTTGTTTCCTTGTTCTATGGACAAATAGACCTGCCTCATGGTGGACATTGGCCGCTCAAACTTGACGGGCTGGTTCTTTTTCAGCATTGCATCAATCTCCCAACCGTCACATTCAAGGCGTCCAATTCGGTCATCTTGCGGATAAGCCAGCCGCGCTTTTGTCCGTGTAAGCCCATGACGGGCCCACGGTGGCACTCAACGCATAGAGCAATGCAGGTGTATTGCAGCCCCTGCTCTACGTGGTGCGCTTCGCTTGGCCCTTCTGCGTCGCAAACACTGCAAGGGAGTTCCTTCACCCGCCCAAGGTGTCTGCGCTCTTTTGTGTTTAGCTTGTTATTCATGGAACTTCACCCCCTGTTGCGCCCCAAACGCGATAGCCAGCTCGAGCAGTTCTGACATTTCCTCTTTCGTCATCTTGGAAGTTGACAGCCCAAGCACCACAAAGCCGCCATCAATGCCAGGAACTGCCCTCTGCTTGCGGAGGCTTGCGGAAAGGATGTGCTTCCAATCCTCTGCGGTCAGCTTCTCGCCGTACCACTCCACCTGACTGGCGATTTCTCCGAGCGTGGCCCAAAGTTTTCGATTCTGTTCACTGGTGCGCTTTTCCTTCTTGATGGTCAGGTCTAGGCGGTGCCCGGCCATCAGGTAAGCCTTGATCTTTGGGAATATCTCGCGCCACACTTGGTCAGCCTGCACGGGCTGGAATAGCTTTGCTGTGTAGGTCATGCCCGAAGCACCCTCAACGCACCAAGCGCGCCCTGTTCATCCGTCACCACCACGTAAGGATGGCCCTGCATATCGGCTAGCTGCTTGGGGTTCATTCCCTTGCGCCCGTAAGTCGTTGCCAAGTTCTTGACCTCGATGAACATAAACTTCGCCTTGGTTGCGTCTGCCCATACCCGAAGGTCAACAGGCTCATGGATAACCTCGACCACTGCCCCGGCTTCTCGTAGCGCCGAAACGATGGCGGCGGCGTTGTTGTCTGTGCGTTTGGCGTGGCGGGTCATTTCACCGCCTGCCCATTTCCCGCCCCACGACTTCCATCGTGCGTTATTTTTTTCATTTGCAAAGCTCCGTTTTCCATATCTCGCGCATGTACGCAGTGATTCGTACCGCCGAACCCCTGCCGTAGTGCCTCTCCGAAACCTTCAACGCTTTTTTTAGCCATTCCTTGTCCTTAAAGTTGTTTGCCAATACACGGGCTTCCGCTTTCTCCAGAATTTCCCGATCCCCTTTTTCTCCGGCTACCCCCTTAACCCATAACATCCAAACTTCCCCTTAATCCTTATCTGCTGTTGGTGAGCGAGACTCAGCCATACCTACTGAGCCTTCACAAAACTGCTTATGGAGCCGCTTTGACCCGCCAGACGTTCGTATCAAAGGCTCTGGCTTCGCCACCTTTTCCCCTGTTTCAGATACTTACCAACAGTAGGGGACTCACCCTGCGCCGCTGCCGTTAAACCATTACCAACCAGCGCAGTGAAAAAGAAAAACCGTGTCAGCTCATACGAACCTTCATGAGCAATTGCGCGGCAGGCATCAATCCGGCTCTTGCATGGAGGTCGTTAAAGTCCTCTCCCACTTGGGGCGACATGCAATAAGGCAGATTGGTTTTTTCCGCAGCGCGTTGACCAGCGCCGGACTCGTCGTTGTCAGCACAGACAAAGGCGCGGCCCTTGACCATTGAGGCAACGTGAACCATGTTTGAATCGCTGAAACAAATCAGCACAGCCGCGTTTAAACGCATCAAACGGGCCGCAAGTTCAATAGATAGGCCAGTGGCATACCCTTCACACAAAAATGTGTCTATGGCCTGTTTTGGACCCAGCCTGAGCGCGCAACCTTTGGCACGCATTCCGGGCAACATCTTCTTTTCCCACTTCATTTCATCAGGCACCCAGCGGATCACCTGCGCACCTTGCAATGCATTGGTTTGGAAGTTGCGCATAGGCACCAAGAGCGCGTTTTCTTCTGTCACCAAGCCCAGCGCATCAGGCAAGCCCTTGCGGTGCAGGTAGTCGTGTGTTTTCAGCTCTGTGTTTTGCAACATCAATCCGGCTTGCATGGCAGCGCGGCCCCAACCTTCGGCCTGCCGTTGCTCGGCTGCGCGTTTACGGTTTGCCCATGCCTTGCGGTCTGCGTCCGTCCAAGTCTTTGCTTGTGGGTTGTCAAACCAATGAATCTCGCCGCCTTGCGCCCAATCGCTAACCCATCCTTTGAAACCGTCCCAAAACCATGCGCCGTTTTTGCTGCGTGGTTTGTCCACCGTGGCGCAGCGCTGCACCTTGTCTGCTGGGAAAAGACGGTCAATCTGCAAACCGTGTGCCGTGGCGAATTGCAAGAAGTCGCTCATGCTCCAACCCCCCGCGCTTTGCTGTAGGCAATGTTTTTGGCCTTCACTTGGTTTAGGAAGTTTTTGGACATTGGTACGTTAGGCGTACCTGTCAGGCTCCACTCTTTTGGAGGCTCACGCCCGGCCATGTCCTTGTAAAGGTAGTACGCCCTAGCCCGTTGCTTTTCCGGGGCGCTGTGGGCGCGTGCGTATGTACATGCTTGCTCCCACAAATGGCGCGAATCGTCGGCAATCTTCTTTTTTCCCATCGTGATTTCAACCATTTCACCCGCCACAGCTTCAACCAGGGCAAGCGCTTCCTTTTCATACCCGCACGCCATGCAGCGCTTGTAGAAAGGCGAATATCCGCACGAAGGGCAACCCTTCTTGTCTTCTTCGTCCTTCTCGCGCCTTATGGCCTTGTCCAGCTTTTCGCCCATATCCAGCGAATCCAAGCCGTTGAAAAAAACGTCGGTGTAATCCTCTAGAAAGCGCTGAATATTTCCGCTGTGATCTAGCAATAGGCAGTCTTTTTTGCCTGTATCTGGGGAGCTGCGAAGGCCACGGCCCCACATCTGAATTGCGGTGCTAAGAGACTTGCGCAATGGGCGGCAATCAACCACACACCCAACGTCAGGCACATCAAAGCCCTTTGCCAGCGCTTCAACTGACACCAAAACGCGCAAATATGAATCTTGCTTTTTGTACTCTTTCAGCAAGAAATCACGTTCGGTCTGTGTCGTGTTGCTGGTGAACACTGCGGCCATTACGCCTATTTCGTTGAACTGTCGGCAAAGTTCTTCACAGTGTTTGATGGTCGAGCCGAAAACAATTGTTTTGCGGCCTTGTCCGTGCTTAATCCACTCTGAAACCACATCACCAATGATTTCCATGCCGCGTTCTTCTGCGGCCTTGTCTGTCCACTCACCGCCTGCTGTGGCTGCGCCTTCCATGTTTGCGGCCTTGCAAGACAAAACGCGCATGGGAACCAATACGCCGGACTCTGTGAGCGCGTGCATGGTGGTCGCGTTAATCAGATTCGTGAACAGCTTGCCCAAGCCAGTGCTAAATGGCGTTGCAGACAGCCCAACCACCTTAGCGCGGCAGTTTGGAATGTGATCGACCCACGCAGTCATTTGCGTGTGCGCCTCGTCAATCACGATCACATCAGCGTCAGGCCATTGCCTACGCGCTATCGTCTGAGCGCTGCAAATCTGGAATGGCAAAGAGCTATTCGAGCGCCAGTGGCTGGCCTGCATGATTCCGTGGCTCACCAAGCCGTATTTGTCTGCGGCTTCACTGGTCTGATTTATCAGCGTTGTGCGGTCACAGACAAATGCGGCCTTCTTGCCCTTTGCCAGCGCTTCGTGAATGATGCGCAGCCCAAGGTAAGACTTGCCTGCACCAGTGGGAGCCATGACCATCTGGTTTTTATGGCCTGCTGCCACGCCATCGCGCAGAGACTGGTGCGCAGACTCTTGGAATGGTCGAGGCGCTGGGAATGAAACACTCCCATAGTGCGCCTGCTCAATGAACAAGTCGTTCATGCTGCTTGCTCCAGCTTTTTCAGCTTGGCTTGCAGGCCTTTGATGGTCTTGATCTGGTGAGTTGACTGGTTTTGCAGTCCCACAATCCGAGCGCTCAATTGTTCAATTTGCAACAGTGCCTGCTCATATTTGGCCGTTACATCTGCCAAAGGCTCGTCACTTGCCAGCAAAAGGCGCATTGCCATCTGTTCGGCTTTTTCAGCGGCTGCTATGGAGTCAAATTCAGCCTGATCTGGTGCGCCTTCTTCTTCAAATTCTGGCTTGGGTGTTGGCTTGTGCAGGGCTGCGGCTTGCTCTGCAATGGGGAGCTTGGCAATGGCTGCGGCCTTTGGAAGTCCAACCTCTCCCCGCTTTACTGCTGCAATAACCTCGGGCGCTGCTTTTGTTTCAACTGCTTTGGCTTGCTTCATCGTGCGCTCACCAACGCCTGCAATTTCGGCCATTTCCGCTGTGGTTTTCCCAATAGGGCACTCAGTGCCCAATTGGGCGAATGCTGGGTTTCCAACGCTTACCCACTGGTAAACCTGAGCCGTTGCAAGAGCCAATTGCGCCTGTGTAATGTGGCGGCGCGTCTTGTTTTGCGCCATTACAAAGTCACGCGGGTCTGTATCGTCAAGCTCTACAGTTGGGCAATTCATACCCAGCGACTGCGCAGCCGTGTATCGGTGCCATCCATCAATCACCATGCCATCCAATAGCGTGATTGGGTTTTGCACACCAATGCTGTTTATCGAATCAACCAGTGATTGATATTCATCTGCGTTCATCGCAGGAAAAGCGGCAGAAAGCGGGTGTTGTGTGTAGTTCATTTTTCGTGTTTTGGTGTGAATGAGTCGTAAGAGTCCAGCCACATCGCGCTAGAGATAGAGCGGAACTTGATGGCGCGATAGATGAAAAGTGCTAGGCGCTTCATCACTGACTCCTTGCTGTATTGCGTCGGCCAACCAGCGCAGCGGTCTTATCGCTTGCTGCTTCGCCAAAATTCCGGGCGTTGTCGCTGTATTTGTTGACGCGCTTGGCGTCCTTTTCGATCTGAAACTCGCTTTTGATGCGCCCGAAGTTGTCCAGAATCTGGGAGGGTTGGCCTTGCCAGTCAAAGGGGCTGCTCATTGGTGGCCCCCATCTGCACTATTCGCCCCGTGGATTTCTTGCGCGTCGCCGCCGATAGTTCCGTACATGGAACGACGCACAATCACCCTCACCAGCTCACCGGGCTTGCGGTCTTCGCGCACTGCTTGGCGGCAAATGTCGAGGTATTCGCGTTCGGTAAAGAAAGCCTTGATGGCCTCCGTTCTTTTGGAGTCATCAAGCATTTGCAGCCGCCTTGTGGGTTGGCTTGCGGGTCTTGCGTGGCAAGATCGCTTTGTCAGCTTTGAGAACCCCACCAGAAAGGCTCTCAATTTGGAGCTGCCGCAAATCGGGCGGAGACTCACCCCATTGCGAAATGGCCCCGGTGGACAGGCCCAGCAACTCAGTAAGAACCGAGTTACTACCGAAGAAATCTATTGCGTCTTGAGTTTTCATGCCCCATATCTTACTGCACTAAGAGTACTGGCGCAATACGCTAAGAGATTTTTTTGTCTAATTAGCTATGGAACTTAAAGACCGAATAAGAGAAGCCATGCAAAGTGCGGGGCTAAAACCCTTGCAATTGGCTAACGCCGCTGGCGTTTCGTCTGGCGCAGTCACCCATTGGCTGGGAGGCGCTACTAAGTCACTCAAGGCAGAAACGGCTAACCGCATAGCCCAAGCAACAGGCTACTCTGTAGAGTGGCTCACCACAGGCACGGGCGACAAAAAGCCATCTGCCGCCCCAGCGGAGCGCAGAACAGGATTAACGCCAGGGGCCGTGGAGCTTGCTGCGCTGTACGACCTGATTCCGGTCAGTGATCGGGTTGGTCGAGCGACTGCATACAACCTTGCGACAACAGCAATTCTTGAAGTTCTCCAAGCGAAGCCCTCCAAGTAAGCATCAATTCTTCATTGGCAAAGGCTATTTGCCTTTCGCCCATCAAACCCAGTTTTTTAGCTCTGGCATAGCTGGGTTCAGCTAGCACTACGCTTGTCTTTTTCATTCTCGCCCTTTTAGCAGGGCGGGATTATCTGCGCCCGTCTACTTGCTGCATATCCCCCAATCGGGTGAATTTAAGGGTTTTCCCTAGATGTGAAAATATTTGCAAATAAATCTTAGTAGGCTATTGCAGTAGAGTCTTAGTGTGCTAAACTTCTCCCAACGCAACAAAACGCTGTTTAAGGAGTGAATCAGATGTACACACCGACAACCCACTGGGACCGCCCTCCCACAGACCGTGAGCTAAATCAGTTCAATGGCACCGTCCCATCGCAGTGGGAAGTAAATCGCTCACTGACAAGCGCTGCACTGGCATTCGATGGCGAAGACTTGGCAATGGCTGCAAGTGAAAACGCAGATGAATTGTTTGCAGCTCTGAAAGCTGGTGACGCCGTGGCCTTCATGGCGATCTTTGAGAACGACCGCCGCGCCACTATTGCACGCCGCGCCAGCTTGATCGTGTTTGGCACCACCGACAGCATCAGCGCCAGCGAGGTGACAACATGAGCCAAGAAGTCATGAATGAGCTGGTGAACATGAGCCAAGAAATCATCAAGCTGAAAGACGATAAGCGGGAACTGCTTTTTGTACTCAAGTACGCACTGCCATTCATTGCAGAAAACGCAATAACTGCGGAGGCTTACGAGAACGGAGGCCGCAAGGTTGCTGACGTTATCCGCGCAGCCATCGCCAAAGCAGAAGACGGTGCAGCATGAAGCCGCAAATCAAACACCTATACACAGACGCAGTTCTGTTTGAAGGCGAAGCGGGAATGACAACCCGCCAGATGCTGGAGA